AAAAGCTTTAGGTTGTTTGTTTGGAGAACGATTAGCGTTAGACCTAGATGGTGCGTTTTGAGTAGTGTTGAATTTAGTAGACATAATATAAAAACTCCCTTTTTAATTTTATAGTACTATTATACCATAGAAATTAGAGAATGTAAAGGAAAAAATGCACTTAAATGAAAAAAAGTGCATTTTATTTTTTAAGCTTATAATTCAGCGTTTACTTTTAAATGATCTAAAACTATAATATTTTGAGAACAATTAAAAGCTTTTGCAAAATTCTTCATAACTTTTTTATGTTTAGCTTCCCAATAATCATTCCATTCTGTCATGGCTGGATGATCTGGATGATGAACTATTACACAAATTTCAGTATATGGATTATCATCGTCAATGGCATCCGATAATTTAAATATCATTTTATCATAACTAAAATTACCAGATGACATTGAAACTACTAAAGCTCCTGGCTTTTTCTTTTTTTCAACTTCTTTTTGAAGATCACCATTTTCTTTCCAGTTTCTAAAAACAAAATTTCTAGAAAGAGAACCAAGATAATCTTGTTGTTGTTTAATTTTTTCACCTTTACTCATCAAAGACTTTACTTCTCTTTTAGTATATCCAAAAGTAGCTAAGATAAAAGGTAAATCTTCAATAGGTTGTTTATCGGCAAAATATTTAAACATGAAATTTTTAGCATCATTCTTATTTAAAACAAGTTGTCTTTTTACTGGATGAGCATTGTAAGCTAATCCCAGTTGGTTTATAACCATAGGATTTGCATAATACTCCCAAACATCTTTAGTTACATATACTACGTCTAAGCTTTTACCATACTTAGATTCGATACATGCTTGTCTTCTATGATTTCCTTCTACAATCAAGTGTTTTTCCGGACCATAAAAATCCTTAAAAACTATTATAGGATCTAGTTTAACACCAGAGTCTATTAGTTCTACTAAATGATCTATATGTTCTTGAATTGTAGAGTGAAGTCTAGTTTGCACATGTTTCCACACTTTAATAGTCTCAATACCAACTGGTACTGAATCGATATGTGCAATGTGTTCTTGAAAGCTTTTTAGGAATTTACGCGGGTCGCGTACTATTTCTGATAGTGTCATATGTATCTCCTTGATAATGACTAAGCCGCGGAAGGATTTCCGCCTGGCTTTATTTTATATATTTATTATACACTAAAAAAGTAGAAAAGTAAAGGATTAAATTTTCTACTTAGTGTAAATTATTGGCTGTTGGGGCAGGAGTCGAACCTGCACGCATTTCAGCACACGAGAAACAATCGTGCGTGTCTACCAATTCCACCACCCAACAATAAAACTATATGGTCTCTAAAGCCGGGATCATTCTTGTTATTCCAATTCCTCCACCAACTCTTGGAAAGAAATCAAACTTTAAGAATTCTTCTAACTCTGCTTCTACTCTTTCTTTACCGAATAAATCAAATAAAAGATTAGCATAAGCACCTTCAGTTATTGTATGAAATGTATCACGCATTTGATCCACATCAGTTGATCTTTCTGCTGATCCTATTGTTTCCATACCTCCAAGAATAACATCAATCTTTTTAGAATGTATTCCATCTTAATATCGACTCATATTCCAAAATGGACTCGTAAACTCTGGAAAGTCAGTAATCATTGTTGTTGTGTAATCATCAAACATCTTACCTTCATGCTCTGCAGTAAGTTCTCCATCAACACCATACTCTTTTTGCCATTCAGAATATTTCTTTTCTATTGGCTTTTTAAATCCTAAGTATTCAACGAGTTCATATTCCATTCTTGCAAGATCATATATGTTACCCGGCATTTCAAATTCAAACATCGGAAAGATTATATCATGTCTGCCTGGTATTGCGTTTGGTTCTTGTCTATACGAAGTGGAGACACAAAAAAACCCCTTAGATTCAGGGGCGGATAATAATTCGTGTTCTAACCACATTTGACCTGTTTGTGGCAGTGGCCATACTTGGCCTGCATAATTGTAAGTTGCAACATTGAATGGATCTTCGCATGCTGCAAGGATAGATAATCTATTTTGAGTGTGTACTTCTAAAAAACCTTTATCTAAAAAAAATGACCTTAAAAGGCCAACTGTGTCTGTGAATTTTTGGGGTGATATGAGTTGTGTCATGATAATTCCTTCATCTGTTTTTACACGCAATTGTAATATATATACGAGTTATACGTGTTTCAAGTAATTTATTTAAATATTTTTATATACGTATTCTAAAGCACGATCAGCTTCTTTTTCTAATGGACGGGACTTATACCAATTACCAGTTTCCACATCAAGTTCTCTACATAGGTTAGTAATTTCTTGTGCGGTAATTGGATATTTGTTTTTAACTGCATTACCAGCTGTGGCAACCATGATCTGATACATTTTATGATACCAACCAGCGCTACTTATCATTCGATATTCTTTTTCCAATTGTTTTGGAAAGAAAGGACAATCCCTATATGATGACCAATTTACATTTGTATTATCAAGTTTAGACTTACGATGTTGTATAATTTCTTTTTGCATATCTTCAGGTAATCTATCAAAGAAACTATTAGTTGCTTTTTCTCGATACGGGTACTTATTCATAACCATATCTGGATCGATATAATCGCCACTGTTACTAAAGATAAAATTAAAAGCATTATCATATTTTGCTGGTATATAATACATGCGAGATAGATCCTTGGTTTGTTTATCTCCGAGGTCGCCGAGTTCCGTTTGGAGAGCAAACCAAAAGTGTCGAATCTTTTCAGCCGGAACGTTTTTTGTAAGAGGGAAGACAAGACGAAACTTTGGAAAAGATTGTGTAGAGCTAGCAGTAGAGTAACAAACGAACTTATAATTACCAAACCGTGCACGTAAATTTCCATATAAATCTCCTTCAAATTTAAAATCATCAACATCAACTGCACACCAGCTTGACCACATTGTAACATTATCGTTCTTACGTGTGGTGTCAGGCTTGTAGCAAGCTGGTGACATTAGGGGAGCTTCTTTCTTTGATTTTATTCTACGTTCAGACAAACCATATAAAGCTTTTTCAAAACTATCAAAGTCTTTAAATGTAAGCTTTTGGCCAGTCTTATTATCAAATATACTATTGAAAAGAGTCAGTGATATTTCCATGATTACCTTCGTGATCTGGACCTTCCCAACCTTCTGGCTTTACCAAGTCTGGTAATCCAAGTGGATTAGGTCGGCCTTCTTTAATTCCAACTTCTTTTGACATGTTGGCTCTATATACTTCATCCCATGCTTTATTGGCATCAACACCGAATACTTCGAGCGTACCGATTGCAAAAACACATAAGTCTATAATACCATCAACCATTTCTTCTGCATCTTTTTTCTCAAAGGCATTCTTTGTTTCATCAAGTTCTTCTTGCATCATACCAATTCTAAATTGCATGAACTTATTAATTTTTCTCCAGTCTACATCAGACTGCATCTCAGCTTGCATCCATTTGTTGACTCCATATTTTTTATGCATATCTTGCATATCTTTAAACCAGTTTGTACTCATACGAAAAAATCCTCCAATGTTGCTTGTTCTTCGGCGGTCCAGCCGATTGGGTTGAGTATTAAATTTAGTGGTTCGATAAATGTTTTTTCGAACTGTAAATCATAGTTAATATAGTTATGTAATTTTAATTCTTTTGGCAATACATCTTTAAATGATACTACATTTTGCTTTATAGAGTTTGGCATCTTTAAATAAACGAATTTAATTCTATCACCATTTGTTATAAGTTCATATTTATTATTTAGTTTATTTTGTTTAAGATAATAATTATGTAAGAGAGATCCTCTAACATGTATTGGACAACTCTTTTTGAATATTGTTTTTCTATCATGCCAATCCGTAATGTTTGTAACTCTACGTGGAAAAGCTACTTCTTCTGGTTGTAATGTTTTAAACTCTGCTTTAAAGTTAGCAATAAACTTTTGTGTTTCGGCTTCAGTACCAGATATTATAAGTTTAAATGCTTCTTTAAATTTATTACGAACTATTTCAGGTGTTGATGACTTAATTGCTTCAATACCCATAATCTTAAGTTTTGGTTCTGAATATTGAACACCTTCATTATTATGTACATTAAGAATATATCTTTTCTTTGCAGTCCAAATACCAACATCTGATATTGCTTCTCTTGCCATGACCATTCTATTTTTATATGCATTATGCATGAGGTAAAACTCGTGATAAGCCTTTTCTATAGCAGGTTCAAAATGTTTCTTACAAATTTCATCTAAGAATAAAACTGGATTCTTTGGTGCAAATTTCTCTACGAGTGGACCAAAGTTAACGTATAAAGAATCCGTATCAATTGCTATAACATAATCTTTATCTGTCTTAAGTAAATTGTTTAATTCTTTATTCATAGTTTGTTCAGCCCACTTAATTGCTTTTTGGCCTGTAAGAGTAACACCTTCAGCAAGTGCTGGTCTGAAATATAAAAAGTGTTTGTTAGCAAGTGCACCATATAAACTATTAAGCAAGATTTTAATAGCTACTTGACGATTTTCAAGAGTGTTTATCTCTTTATCAAGTTCAACTGTATAACCTTTTTGCATTTGAGTTTTAGCTGCTAACATCATCTTCTTTACTGATACACGTTCATCATAATATTCTTCAATAATCTGTGGAAGTACACCTTGAAAGTCTTTACGATAATATGTTTCATTAGCAGCTCTAACGTATTTATCGGGATCATCAATATGGTTTACTATAGTTTCTGGTGACATGTTGTTTTGAACAATAATGTTAGGATATAGAGAATTCAAATCAAATGATACTACCCATTGATATTTTTTAGGGATTGGATCTTTTACATAACCGCCGGCGATATGATGTTTTTTACCTTGTTCACGAAAAGCTGGTGATGGATTCTTTTTAGATGTGTCAGTTGCACCAATGATTTGATAATCATCAAAGTCTTGAGTAAGAGGAGTTATAATATTGTGTTGACTTAATT